TATTTTTCTAGAACTAAACAAATCTCAGGATTTATCCTAGAAAGTATCCCGTAATCACATGTTCTATTGTTCCAGTAATCAGCATTGTATAAACATGTTCCGTCTTCCGCATAGACGCTCTCTGGACCATTTTCCCATTCTCTTATTGTTGGACAAAAATCTTGAATCACTTTCAAATCTTGAAAATCAATAAAGTTTTCAAATAAATGAATGTTTTCTGAAGATGAACCAAAGTGACCCGGCTTTATGTCCCAAGGGGAGTATTCTTCTGTATTTCCATCACTGGTTTGGGTTGTATTGTTTCCCATGCAAAAACCTTATCACAGATATAAATTCTTTAGTATCAATTGATTTTTTGATAAACGCAAGGCTTTATCGTGAGTGCTTTTTGCTAACTCCAAGATGTTTGCGAATTTGCCGTTTAATAGATGCTCGGATATGTTGCTTTTTGAACTGCTGTAAGTATTTTCATGAGCATTAAAGGCTATGGGTTGATTTTTTGTACCAATTATTTTTCCAATATGTTTTGCCAAAATCTGTTCTTGAGTATTTTTTATGGTTTCAAAATCAACGACTGTAATTTTTTCAATGTTCAAAATCATAAATTCAGTCATGTTTATATAATTTTCAAATTTTTCCTCTATGTATCTTCTTCCAAATTCTTCATACACAAGAGACCTGAACTCACTAATCGATGAATTAGACAGCCAGTTCGGGCCATACAAAAAGTCAGATATAAGCGAGGTCATGCAGCCAAGAGGCTCCCTGAGTGTCATGAAGACAGTCAGACCTTGGTCTATCTGTTTTTTTATACTACTTAAGTCATGGCTTAGCGGATAAGGGATGTCTATCTCGGGAAAGCTACCAAGCATCAAACATCTTAAATATTGATTTCCCTGTCTTGGGTGCCCATCTATCAAAATTTTTAATTGACTACCATTGTCCCTGACGTAATGGACATTTCCAGACTCGTCCCTTGCGAATTCATCATTCATTTTTGATGTGCTTTGAATTATTTAAATGATGGCGGGAAGTATGGCGGGAAATATGGCGGGAAGAATGGCGGGAAGAACGGCGGAAAGAACGGCGGGAAAAATGGCGGAAAGAACGGCGGGAAAAATGGCGGGAAATATGGAGGTGCAACAGGGGTTACGGAGTTTGATGCTGCAGAGTTAGGACTGTTTCCAAATGCACTTTCTGCTCTTACTGTAAATGTGTAAGCAGTACCGTTTGTTAATCCAGTGACCGTGAGAGATGTTACGTTAAGACCAGTTGCAGTAAGACCACCAGGACTTGAAGTTGCGCGGTACGTTACTGCACTAGCAGCAGCGGTTCCAGTTGCACCTTGGGTGAATGTAACAGTTGCTTGAGCATTTCCTGCAGTTGCGGTCCCAATTGTTGGAGCACTTGGCGCAACGCCCATCGTAAGTGAAGAACTTGAAGACGAGGCTGCGGATTCAACTCCGTTTGAAGAAATTGAAGTGACCGTAAATGTGACAGTGCTTCCCGCTGTCAAGCCAGTAACTTGGATAGGGCTAGAACTTCCTGTTGCGGTCTGCCCAGAACTAGCAGTGGCTCTGTATGAGATTGTTCCTTTACCAGTGTACGTTGGGGCGGTAAAGGCTACGTTAGCCGCAGTGCCAGATACCAACGTCGGCGTACCAATGGTTGGCACTCCTGGAATTTTTCCACCCGAATCTTTTGTTGTTCTTGCCATAAATTATGCCGAAATGTCTCCGACCAATACCCATGTATCGGTTGCTCGTTTGATTAGCGTAGCATACGACCATTGCGCGCGTATTTTTAGTCCGGGGGTGGCATTAATCGTCACGCCACCAGTGGCCACGATTGTAGTCTGTCCAGCACCTGTCTGAAGGATATTAATCTGCGAGCCAACCGGGAAGGCGACAGAGCTATTCAGTGGAACCGTGAGGTTATTTGCAGAGCCGACACCCATTTCCACAATCTTATTTTTGTCAGTCAACACAAGTGTATAGGATGCCGTCTGAGCGTTTGTTGAAACGTCAGCAAGTTTCCCTAGGTCAATTGCGGCTGACGCATTAATGTCCGCATTGACGATGGTGCCAGATGTAACTATGTTTCCGTAAGTTGAACCGTCATTCGTTAGTTCCCACTTATCGTTCGTTTCGTTCCATCGAACAAGAACGTTCGTTGATGTACCACGCTCAATCTCTATCCCTGCGTTTTCTGTTGGAGAGCCAGTTACATTATTGTTCAACACAATAATGTTGTCGTCAACGGTAAGTGTCTCTGTATTTATTGATGTGGTTGTTCCTGAAACAGTCAAGTCTCCAGTTACGGTCAAGTTGTCGTCGACTGTGACAGTTCCACCAGCAGAGTCAATCGTTAAGTTGCCAGATGTTGTATCAATTTCTCCTGCGGCGGTAACACCGATTTTAATTGCATCAGCGGTTACACCAGCAAAAGTTACGTTGTCGTTCGTACCCACAGCCTGACCAATTGAAAGTGTGTGCGTTGTACCTTCACCAGAAGCTGCCGCTGTTGAAGCAACACCTGTACCACCAGTGATTGTGGCTACATAATCACCAGTTGTGTCCGTGCCCAGAGCCACAGAGTCGGCAGCAATTGTCGCTGTTAGTGTTCCTGAACCAAGATTCGTAAGAGCTACAGAGCCGCTCAAGTCCCCACCAAGCGTTATTATTGGAGATGTGGTCGAAGAAGCCTTGCTGTCTATCTGTGTTTGAATGGCAGAGGTTACATTGTTTAAATAACCAATTTCTGTTGAGCTTACATCACCTATAGAAGTAGTGCTTGGAAGAACAACTGTTCCGGAAAATGTTGGATTAGCAAGGTTTGCTTTACTTGACAAGTCAACGGAAGCGCTCACAACCCCAGTGACACGACCGTAAGAATCAATATTGACAGTTTTTGCAAAAAACAAACCATCCGCGTCCGTACTGTTTGATTGCGCAACAGTAGCCAAGTCAATATCATCTGCGTTGACTACGATTCTTCCAGAAGAAGCAGTTCCGACAGACAGGACGGTGCCATTTGTTGTTAAACCAGCACCAGCAACTGTTTCTGTCAATCCAGAAAACTGAGTGAAAACGAAATTGTCTGTTCCTGGTATATGTCTATCTCCATCACCAGTTCCGGTAGAGGTAAGAACATAACCAGTACCAGCATTGCTGTTTCCAAGTCTTACGTATACGGCTTCTCCTGTATCAATAGACCCAGCTAATGTGTTTTGATTAAAGTCTGCGGCTCTAGTCAGAACCCACGGAATGCTTACGCTGCCCTGCGCTGTGACGTCATAAATACCGTTTTGAGTTTGTGATGACTGGTTCTTTACGAGAATACGATTTCCAGTAGAAACATTTAGACCGTCAACCATTAGTCTTGCATTTGAGCCAGCGGTTAGTGTTGCTCCAACACCGTCTACACCATTATCGTAGGTTGGTGTGTTTGGCAGGACTGCTGTAGTTGCATAACTGACTGCTTCATGCCAATTAACCCCAGACGCTATATTATCTACATACCCCTTTGTTGCAGCGTGGGTTGATTGCGATGGTTGCTCGGAAAGCGAAACAACTGCAAATGTTGGACTAGCAGATGTGCCAATAGCTTGTCCGATTGCAATTGTTGGAGTTGCACCCTCTCCGGAGTTATTCGTGAGTGTTACGCCAGTTCCAGCGACGAGGGATTCAACGTAGCTGCCAACAGTGTCGGTTGATAGGTTTACTGGGTCGTTAATCCAAACAGATGCTGAACCGTTGTAGCGGAGAAAGTCTCCGTTTTGAACGCTGGTTATTGTCACATCACCAATGTCATTTAGAGATGAGTTATCAAGACTTCCATAAAAATATCCAAGCGCGTTCCATGCAGTAGAACCGTTTCCAAGTTTTATTTTTCTAGTATCTGTTTCTAGACCGATTTCCCCAGCCGAAAGAACGGGATTGGTTGAAGTCCATACAGAAGCAGGGTCGCGACGGAATAAAATCTTTTTATAAGCCATTAAGCATTTCCTCCGTCAGCAGTTGACGCCTCATCAAGGATTTCCGTTGTCGAAAAACCACCATCAATTATTGCATACTGTATTCTCTTCCAGAACGAACCGTTCCAGGACCATGCTTTTCCGGCTACAACAAACTCATCATCTGTTGACGGAGAGGAAGGAAACGTGATTGCCATACGGGCAATTATCCCACATCCCACTCTACAACGGCTTCAAGTACACTGCTTACACCAACTTTTTAAAACTGTTGATTGAATCGAACGGTGAAGCCTTTAGCTGCGTCGACGGGTCAACAAAATTGCCTTAACTAAAGATATTACCTAACATCACTAAGCGCTCAAATCGCCTATCAGCATCCAGACATTCGTATCAGCACATTTTAGAAGTGTCGCCGACGAATACTGCGCTCTCAAAAATCTGCCTGGCGTAGAGTAGATAGTTACAGAACCAGCTGCAACTACCTCCAAGGTTCCCGACCCGTACCTAATCAAGTTAATTTGTGAACCCGTAGGGAAATTGACGGTAGATTCCGCAGGAACCGTAATGGTTCTATTGCTTGATGAATTCATTTTAATAAATTTATTTTTGTCAGTCAATACAAGTGAATAATTGGAAGTTTTAACGTCAATCGTTGCATCTGCAAGTTTGCTCAATTCAATTGCCGCAGTAGTGCTTATGTCACCATTAACAATCGTTGCGTCAGCAATCATCGCGCTCGTGACAGTTCCGGTATCGCCAGTTGTTACAACAGTTCCAGTTACGTTTGGCAGGGTAATAGCATTATCTGCTGTTGGGTCTGTTACAGAAAGAGTCGTTTCAAACTCGTTCGCTGTAGTTCCCTCAAATATGATGCTTCCATTTATGTTCAAACCAGCGAATGTTGGTGAGTCTGATGTTCCAACCGCTTGTCCAATTGAAACTGTCGGAGTTGATGATTCCCCAGTACCACCAGTAACTGTTATACCAGTGCCAGCAGTAATTGTGCTTACATAATCACCCACTGTGTCCGAACCAAGATTGATTGTGTCATTCACCCACATTGTTGATGCGCTGTTGTAGCGCAAGAACTGACCATCAGAAAGACCGCTAATTTTCACATCGTGGAGTTCGTCAAGTTCGTAACCGTTTTGCGTAGAAACATAAACGATTCCATTGCTGGTTGCACGGACAACAACACCGATAAACACAAGATGGTCTGGTGCTGATGGTTTGTCCTTGGTAAACTGACCATTTTTCCCAAGCCAAAGAACATCACCAGATACATAACCCGTTGAAAGGTCAATTCCGTCAACATACCCTTGTGTTATAACAACACCGTTTTCACTAGCCAAAATATTACTTGAAACAAGTCCTACCGTCTTGGACGATGTTGTATCTACGGTATTATCTGCGCGCTTTACCGTTGCATGGTCGCCAGTTGCACCAAAAAGATAGACAGCAGTACCCGTTGTAATAGTTGTTGCTTCAGCATTTCTGACATACACACTGCTTTGTGCGTTTGCATTTACCCATTCAGTTCCATCGTATTCAAGTGTTTGAAATTCCAATGGGTTGGAAATGTTTACGCCGTAAAGCTCGCCAATAGCAACACTTGCAGTATTTACGGTTGTGAACAAGTTGATATTGGAAGTTCCATCAAATGATGCAGAACCAGAAACATCACCGATGAGCTCTATTGTTCGTGCGTTTTGTAGCGCTGTTGCTGTGTCTGCATTGCCAGTGACATCTCCAGTCAAATCTGCTGAAACATGAGTAAATGTTACAGATGCTGAAGTTCCTACTGCCTGCCCAATCGCAATCGTCGGAGTGGCTGTTTCTCCAGAGTTGTTACTCAGCGTCACACCAGTACCAGCAACTAGTGAAGATACATAATTACCAGTTGTATCTGTTCCAAGGGCTATGGAGTTTGGTTGCACTGTTGTTGCGATGTTTACATTTTGTGAACCGTCAAAAGAAACAGAACCAGACACATCGCCAGACAATTGAATTATTCTTGCGGTTTCAAGGCTTACAGCAGCACCAGCTATTCCATTTTCCCATTCTGTTCCGTTGTAGACGAGTGTCTCGCCGTACACGGGGTCTTCAATTAGAACATCAACCAGCTCGTACAGTTCTTGAACTCCAGAACTTGAATCAGTTACTTGAATCCATGCAGAGGAATAATAGACATACACTTCTAGTTCCAGAGAACTAAACCAAAGGTCCCCTTCTTCCGCGCCAGCTGGGGGCGTGTCGGAAACGGTTAGCGAAGCTCCGCTACCTCCAGCGACAGATGCAGAAACAAATTTAGTTCCATTGAATACAAGAGCATCGCCATTTGTTGCACCAGTTGTATCAATCTGTGTTCCAGCAACATAAAGACCAGCAGCCTTGAAGGTGTCGTCCGTCTTTAGAACAGATTCAGCATCACGATAGAGATTTGTATCTCCGGCTCCAGCACCACTACCCCATGTAATGCGCCCGCCAGCTTCAACTTTTAATCGAGCAAAAGATTCTTGGTCAAGAAATACAGTAAGACCATCCGAGCCTGCTGACGACAGGTTTTTAATCGTTACTGGTACTGTAAATTTTTGAGCCATGACCTCAGTCAATCTCTTGTTTTAACCCCTCAGGGTTGTTTGTTTTAGCCTGTTACTACAATGGTGAATGCGTTGGTATCAACCGAACCGTTAATCGTCACGGTAACTGTGTTTGAATTTGTCCGAACAACGTCTGCAATCACCGTCTCGCCTGACGAGACTTCATAAACCTGAACGATTACATCTGTTGTTCCAAAGTTGTGAGTAACAACCGTTGTTGAAACTCCAGCAGAGTGTGCAGTGTTTCCCTGCTTGGCAATTCTTGCAAGAACTGGAGTGCTTGTTGTTCCAGATGTAGTTGCAGCAAGATTTGTTCTTGCATTCGCTGCAGTTGTGGCTCCGGTTCCACCATTTGCAACTGCAATCGTCGTTCCGTTCCACGTGCCAGTTGTGATTGTTCCAAGTGTCGTAATGCTGTCATCACCCAGATATGTACTTGCGGAAACTGCAGCTAAAGTCGCATCATACGCCTGAACATTGGTTCCAATAACCAGACCAAGCGTTGTGCGCATATCTGCGTACGAAGCATCGTCAAGAAGTCCTCTTGCATCAGATGTAAGGTCTGTAAGTGCTGCTGTTCCAGAACCAGTGAAGTATGGAAGCTTGTTGGCTGCAGATGTTAAACCAGCGAGGGCTGCAAGTTCTGTATCATAAGCCTGAACATCGACACCAATTTCAAGGTCAAGAGCGACTCTTGCATCTGCTGCCGTAGTTGAACCAGTACCACCATTTGCAATCGGGAGAGCGCCAGTTACCGCATCACTGTCAGCAAGGTCTAAAGCTCCCCACGCAGCAGTACCCGAACCAACAGAGCGGAGGACTTGTCCAGCAGTTGCCGAAGACTTAACAGCAAGGTCGTCGTTTCCGTCAACATAGATAGTTACATCGTCGTCGTTGACATTGAGAGTGTTGCCGTCTTTCGACATGCCCTCGCCAGCAGTGATTTGTCCAGTTCCTGAGAACTGAACCCAGTTCATTGCATCAACACCAACATTTATTGTTCCGTTGCTGGATACAACATAACCAGCATCACCGTTTGCAGTACCTTCTTCAACGAATGTAAATGTTCCACCAGATACAGTTCCGGTGTCTGCAGTGCCATTTGCATCTGTTGCTCGTGTTGGCATTCCAGAAGCAGCAACAACGTAAATACCGTTTTCCGACGCAGTGCTTTGGTTCTTTACGAGAACGCGGTCACCAGCAACAAGTGTTACGGTCGTGTCAATTACATCGCCAGCCTCAAGTTGGTTGGCAAGGTTAATTGGACCAGTTGTAGCAGCGCGTACAGAAGCCTTGACGTCAAGACCGGAGCGAGCAGCGTCTACATATGCTTTAGTTGCGGCATGATTTGCATCAGTTGGAGTTCCAAACTTTGCCTGTCCAGAGCCATCACGGATTACAAGCTTGCTTGCTGTTGCTTCTGAAGTAGCATCAGCGAGTTTTGAGAAGTCGGAAGCAGACATTAAACCAGCACTTGCCGACGTTGCAAGGTTGGCAGTAATGCTGATTGCGCCATTTGACTCATTGATTGTCAACGCACTTGACTGGTCACCTGCAGAGGAAACGCCAGTAATCATCTTTCGCCATGCAGAGGCAGTGGCGTCGTAGACCTTTATCGTCCCTTCGGTGCTATTAAAGATTAGGCGACCGTCAAAGTTCCCAGTGTTCGGGTCGGTTGAAAGCACCTCAAAGGTACCCTTAATCAGTTGATTTTGATTAAGGTCAATATTTGTTACAAATTTTTGAGCCATTTTGTCCGCCTTACGTCAGATAGGCAAATCCAGAAAAAGCAGACGTGAAGTTCACTTCTACTTCAGAATTACTGTTATATGTTACCTCACCCACGACGACGGTATCTGCAGAATCCACAATGGTAACGGAAGGCTTGCCTCCGAGGTTATGTGTTATGGTCCATGTTGTAGATGCACTTCCTTGAGCATGGATGTGTCTTCTTGTATTTGAAGAGCCAGCGCCAGCAAAACGAACAACTACTTGATTTTGAGAGTCTTGATTTACTATTACGTTATTCGGAGTATCCTCACGAATATTTACCTGATTAGGGACATTACTCATCGAGTAACCTCTGGGATTAGGGTAAATGCACCTTTAATAACCTTTGAAACAAAACCAACATTGTCAATTATCTCAAGGTCGTAGACGCCACTACTATTAATTGATGCGGTAACCGAAGCAGACATTGACATCTTTATTAAATTAACAGTGTCACCAGTTGGGTTAATTTCTAACCCAAGGTTTTCAGTAGTTAGTGCAACTATCGCAGAGGCGGATTCAACAGTTCTTCTGACCTGCATTCTCGCGGTGTAACCAGTTAGGTCAAATTCCTCGTAGGTTTGGCCAGTTGGGTCGTTGATAAGGTCTGGTTGCTCTAGTTCTAAGATGCGCAAAAATGACGAGCCTTGCTCGCAAGTTATGTTGTAAACACCAGCAATCATGGGCGCGCTCTCCTAACCAGACACCTCAAAGATTGTAGATTAGGAAACAGTCCGCTACGAGCAGATATCACTAAATAGCTGAAGCTGAATCCTTGTTTGGGCCGACTTTCTTAAGACCCAGAGCCATTGCAATTGACAGGGCTACTGCAGTCACTCCGACTTTAAGATTGTCCGAAGCCACGAGGCCATCGAAATCCGCACCGGTAGCAACCCATGCTGCTAAGTAGGCTTGCAAAAATGTTCTGACAGCTCTCTCTGCTGTGTCTTTTAGGAACTTGCTTTCCATGTTGTCTCCCAACTTTTCGATATAACCAATTTACCATATTTGCTTTTATGGTCTTACTTAATCGTGCTAATGTTTGCGCGTGGCTCCCAAAAGAAGAAAACCAACAATTGGTTACCTAACAAGCGACTGGGCCTGGGGAACTGACCCTTTGCAGCCAAATGGCTGTGCTTGGTATAGGTGCAAGTTGCCAGCTGACCAATTGAATAAACGTGGCTGGTTTGCAACTGTAGGTTTTCCTGGCTTCAATCCCCAACGTGGATTCGGAATGGTGGTGCCAGGCGATAAGGCTGTCCACGGTTGGGACATTATTGTTTTCAAGCTACTTATGCAGCGCGAAGTTTTAGAGGCAATGCCTTTAGCCCAAAAGATGGGGCAAAAGATAGTTGTCGATGTTGACGACTGGTTTGACGGTCTAGCTGTTACAAATCGTGCATATCAAGCAACAGACCCTAAAACCAACCCGGACAACAACAGGGATATTTACGCTCAGATAATAATGCAGGCTGACGCCGTAATTACATCAACTCCATTCCTTTTTGATTACTACGCAGCAAAAAGAGAAAATGTCTTTATGGTCAGAAATGGAATTGACATTGAGCGATGGAAGCCACGCACACCACGCACAAATCATCGACTCAGACTTGGATGGGTTGGCGCAACCCCATGGCGCTCGGGTGACTTGGAAACACTCTCGCCTTTTCTTGGAAGATACTTGGTAGACAGAAAAATTGGATTTCATCACTCTGGGCACACCGAAGGTGGAGCCGTACCGGCAAATAGACAGCTTGGGATACCGGACAACATAACAAGAACACTTCCATTAGTTCCGATTATGTCTTACCCAAAACTATTTGACCCAATCGATATTGGAATGGTTCCGTTGAACAACGTGCCTTTCAATCATGCAAAATCATTCATTAAAGGTCTTGAATACGCTGCCGCTGGCGTTCCTTTTATTTCTTCATATTCACCAGAGTACAAAATTCTTGCCGACCAGGGAATTGGTCGTGTTGCATACACTCCAGACGACTGGGTTTATCACTTGGATGAATTGCGTCAAACGCAACTCAGAAGAGATGAAGTTGGGCATAATCTTGAAATGTTACAAAATTTCACAATGGACAAACGTGGTGACGACTGGGACGCAACAATGCGTGTCATCCTAGAGAAGATTTAAGTGTTTTATGCAAGATATTGCTTGGACTTTTGGCGTAATAACCGTATACGAGGATAAGGAAAGACTCCGAGAAATAGTCGAAAGCATTCGTGCTCTCGCAATTCCAGAGTATGAAATACTACTCGTTGGTGGCGGTGATTCAAGCGAAATTGAAGGTGGAGACATAGTCAAGATTGATTTTGATGAATCAATAAAACCACGATGGATTACTCGTAAAAAGAATGTTCTTGTTCAAAACGCAAAATACGAGAACATAGTTTTAATGCATGACTACCACATTTTCGACCCAAGATGGTACGAAGAATTCAAGACGTTCGGAACAGATTGGGAAATATGTTCCTGCCCTCAATACCTAATTACCGGTGCGAGGAACCCAATGGACTGGTCTCTGTGGGATAAGCCTGGACACGGTCGCGCATGGTCGCTTGACTACAACGACTGGACGCAGACTCAATACATGTATATATCTGGTGGATTTTTCATGATTAAAAAACACGTGATGATTGAGGAACCGTTGGACGAATCTCGCGGATGGAACGAAGAAGAAGACGTCGAATGGTCAATGCGTGTTCGCAATAAATACGTAATGAAATGCAACGGTAAAAGCATTGTTCGCCACAACAAGTGGCACCGCCACGCTGGACCAAATCCAAATGAAAAGTAACTTTCTTGTTATATTTGACCTTGACGGTGTTCTTATTGAATCGCGCGATGTCCATTACGACTCTTTAAATATTGCTCTCAGCAGAGTTGACCCTAAGTACATCATCACCCGTGACGAGCACCTGTCTAGATACGACGGACTCGGCACTACTACAAAGCTAAAGATGCTCACGCAGGATAAGGGTTTACCTGAGTCCAAGCACCAGCAGATTTGGGAAGACAAGCAAACAGCAACTCTGAGAATTCTTTCCGAGTTTCCCAAAAACTATGTAGCAATAGACATCATGCATACATTACGGGAGCGAGGCTGGAAGATTGCTGTAGCCAGCAACGCAATCCGTGAAACCGTAATCACCGCTCTTGATGCCATTGGTGTGTTGAAGTACGTTGGGTACATCATGAGCAACGAGGACGTGAAGCACCACAAGCCGCACCCAGAGATGTACTGGCAATGCATTGTTTCCCTTGATGCGACGCCAGCAAACACTATAATTATTGAAGATTCTCATATTGGAAGAGAAGGCGCGCTGAGTTCCGGAGCCAACCTCCACGCAATCAAGAACGCAGAAGACTTGAACAAAGAAAGACTAATGCGTTTTGTTGACGAAATAGAGACTAGAGGAAAAAGACCTGTTGCATGGAGGAATGAAAAGATGAATGTTTTAATACCAATGGCTGGGGCTGGCTCACGCTTTGCCCAAGCAGGATATACATTTCCAAAACCACTAATCGAGGTGAATGGGAAGCCAATGATTCAGGTTGTCGTTGAGAACCTTAATATCGACGCTCACTTTATCTTTCTAGTTCAAAAGGAACACTACGAGAAGTACAATTTAAAGCAGGTTCTTGGACTTATAAAGCCTGGCTGCGACATCGTTCTCGTTGACGGAATGACAGAAGGTGCTGCTTGTACGACCCTTCTTGCTTCTGGGTTGATTGACAATGATGAACCATTACTCATGGCAAACTCAGACCAGGTTGTTGATTGGAATAGTAATGAGTGTCTTTATGCGTTTAGTTCAGAAGACATTGATGGTGGAATACTCACGTTTAAAGCAACTCACCCAAAATGGTCTTACGCAAAGTTGGGCGAAGATGGGTTTGTTTCTGAAGTTGCAGAGAAGAACCCAATCTCAGATAATGCCACTGTAGGTATTTACTACTGGAAGCACGGCTCCGACTATGTCAAATACGCCAATCAGATGATTGAAAAAGACATCAGAACAAATAATGAGTTCTATGTTTGCCCAGTATTTAATGAGGCCATTCAAGACGGCAAAAAGATAAGAATTAAGGAAGTCCAAAAGATGTGGGGAATTGGGACACCAGAAGACCTCAACTATTACTTAGAGAACTCAAAATGAGCAAAAGCAAAAAAGATTACCTAGACATGCAGAACTCGTATTATGACGAGTATGCGTCGAAGTGGTCTCTTGATTTCAGAGACCCTGTTGTTGGCTCTTACGATGCCCATAATAACTGGTCTGATTATGACGAATTCCTATTCAAAGGTTTTGAGACAAACGGTCTTATTGCCCTTGAATACGGGTGTGGTCCTGGACGTAATCTAGTGAAGTTCTCTAATCGTTTTGAACGTGTTGACGGAATAGACATTTCGCACATAAACATCGAGAAGGCAAGACTGAATGTCAAAGCAAACAATATTGCCGAGCCTAATCTTTACGTAACAAGTGGCGACAACCTTTCAGCTATTGCTGACGATACTTATGACGTTGTTTTTGCGGTTATTTGCTTTCAGCACATTTGTGTGCATGAAATTAGATTTAATATTCTCAAGGACATTTATAGAGTCCTGAAGCCGGGCGGAAAACTTTGTTTCCAGATGGGGTATGGCGGAAAAGGACAAATACCTACAGCTGGGTATTACGACAACAATTACGACGCTGGCAGCACAAATGGTCATTCCGATGTGAGCATCCAGGATGAGCAAACAATATTTGATGACCTCGTTGGAAAGATTGGGTTCACTAATTACAAATCCGACATAAGGCCAACTGGCCCAGGGGACAATCACAAAAACTGGATATGGGTTCAGGTTGAAAAGTGATTTACATATCTCACCGAGGTAATACCACAGGACCAAAGCCGGAACTTGAGAATCGTCCAGACTATGTGGAGCAAGCAATTGCAGATGGTTTTGACGTAGAAGTTGATTTGTGGGTTAATGAGTCTGGTTTATTCCTTGGTCATGATGGTCCTCAATATCAAGTGCCAAAAGAATGGCTAATTGACAGGACTAATCAGATATGGATTCATTGCAAAAATCCAGAAGCACTTAGCTTTTCGCTGCATTATGAATTGCATTGTTTTTTTCACAATACAGACGATTACACGATTACAAGTAGGGGTTATGTTTGGGCGTATCCTGGGAAAAAATCAACGTCAAATAAATGTATAAATGTTCTGCCAGAGCGTTCATGGTGGGAAATTGATTCAAATTGGAAGTCAAGATTTTCTGGTGTGTGTTCAGACTTTGTTGGTGTACTAAATAAGCAACAAGTCAAGACGCCTGATGCCCCAGTGTTTAAGCCAATCGACTATGAAAAGCATTTTGTGATTGGAACGCCGCTTGTTGCTTGGAAATGCGACGCCAAAGAACACTTGAATTGGCTGTCTGACAGAGTCGAGATATGCCGTAAGTTCCCAAACGTAAAATGGTTTTCTGCGTTTGAAGTTGACAATAGAGGGATAGAGCCATTTGCTGAAGTTATTGAAGCACTACGTGAGGTGAATGGGGATTACTGGACATACTCAATAAATGACATGCAGGCGAAAGTAGATTCAGGAAATAGATGGATTCGAATAGAGACTGGCAGAAACCTAATCAGAGAATTTGCTCAAAGACACAGGGTCACAAGTGGCCACCACTGGGGCGAAGATTGCACTGAGTTAAATTATGGAGTAATCAATTACTCTGCTGTTCTATATATAGATTCAGATATGTCTCTTGATAGCAATGCTATTGAGAAAATGCTCGAAATAAATAGACCTTTAGTCGGCGTGGATGTTCCTGCATACTGCTTGTCTGGACCAATTATTAATGAAGACCCAAGAGTTGAAGAACACTGGAATACTGCTGGAGCACTTTTAGTAAATGCTCCTGCATTCTATGATTTGCCATGGTCGCACAACTCTTATCTCAACCTAAGTGACGACCCGACATTCCAATCTATGGCCGAGAGGTTACTGCGCAGAGAAGGCGCTGAGAATCTTGACACAACATACGGAATGACTTGGGTTAGAAAAGACGTACAAGCAAAGCATGAAGGAAAGCTAGTGGCTGTTGAGCAAAGGAATATTGCAGACAGAGCTATTTAAAATTGTTTACTTATATTTAAACTCCAAAAAATGCTAGAATTAGAGGTATTTTTTCTGGAGGCTAAATGTTCCGTAGGCGTAACCGCATAAATAAGCCTGCAGCCATCATGGCTGTACCTTCTGTATTTTTTCTGCTTATCTCGATTTTTGGTTTTTCTGCACCTACTCAAGCAGCCACTTTTCCTGATGCTGGATTCGAGGATGGAACCTTTACGGGTTGGGAAAAGGGCGCTCAGACAGGAACTCTCGGCACAGCTATCACGGGCAACGGAACTGGTGTAACCATATTCACTGGTTCACGGACATTCACTCATGGCTCGCATCCAGCAATGGGAGACCCATCCAGCCAGTATTACGCACCAGCCGTAGCCGCTGGAAGTTGGACATTTTCGCCAAAAGATGCAGACAATGCAGTTCTCCTACAACCAAAGGGCGAACAGACATTTTTGCAAGCCACTGGAGCGCTTGGGTTGAGCACCGCAGATGTTGGCGGGATAGAAAGTCTCCTAGTTTCCCAAGCACAGGCATCTGGCTATGGCTCTGGAACACCAACAGACGCGGCATGGATTACTCGCGAGGTTGAACTAACTGCTGGAGAGACCTACACGATGTCTTGGAACTACATAGGCACCGACTATGTTCCTTACAACGATGGTTCAATAACCTCGCTTGTGCCAGTAACTGTTACTGGGACTTCCGTTATAACTGTAAATAACTATGTCCAGTCTTATGCACTTCTTGGATTTACCAATCCAGGAACTGGTGACTATTCAACCAACTCATTTGGTTCAACTGGTTGGCAAACTTCAACCTACGAAGTCTCAGTAACTGGAATATACAAACTTGGATTTGCGTCATTCAACTTAGATGACCAAGGTTTGCCGCCAGCATTGATGGTTGACAGTGAGGCTGGTTCAACACAGAAGTGCGTTTCTGGAACTTGCACAACATTCGGCGGAGTTGAGCCAAACAACGAAACTGCACCAACTGCTCCCCCTACAATTCCAACAGAGGATACAACAACAACTAGCACTACAACCACTACTTCTACAACCGTTCCAGATTTTCCAATTTGTCCACCTGAAAATCTAGTTGTTTCAGAAAATGGTGCAAACATTCTTTTAGACTGGGATGCGCCATCTTGTGGGGTAAATGAGCCTGAGCGCTATGCAATATCTTTTACTACAGGCAACAGTAATGGGTGGGGTATTGCAACAGGTAATGTCGGCGGACCAAATGCGCTAAATACTTACTATACATTCTCTAAATCTTATTTTGCCGATTCTTTTTTTAATGTTGAGTCTGGTTCAACTTGGAGATTTCGTGTCAGGTCGGATAATGACACTTTGGCATTATATTCTGCTTTTACTGCGGAAGTAGAAATAGTAATTGATACAACCTCAACTACAAATACGACTACGACTACGACTTCAACAACAACAACAACGGCAGTGCCATCAACAACCACACAGCCAGTGGTCGTTGTCGTCCCTGTAGAGCCTGAGCCAGAGACCACAATCCCAGAAGACACCACGCCAACCACGGAAGAGACGCTGCCTGAAGAAACAGAAACAGAAGAGACCCTGCCAGATACGCCAGATGAAACACTGCCATCAGAAACAGAAACGGAAACAGAATCAGGTCCACTAGATGAGCCTAGTGCCGAAGCTGAAGAAATCCAAGATGCAATTGATGACCTTCCAATTGATGCTTCACCTGATGAAATAGCGGAAATAGTAGGAGAAGCGCTAATTGACGCTACGGCAGAAGAAGTGGCAGAAGTCCTGACTGCGGTATTTGAGGACGCGACCCAAGAAGAGGTTGTGGCTATTTTGACAACAGTGTTTAAGGATGCAACAAGTGAAGAAGTTGTAGCAATCCTTTCTAAGACATTTGCTGACGGAGCTACTGACGAACAAGTCACCGCCGTTACAGCAGCCTTGCTTTCAGACGGAGCAACAGAAGAGGCAGTATCAACACTTATTGACGTTCTTGAAAGCGGAGTGATTGACGAATCACAAGTGGAGTCAGTAGTTGATGCAATTCTGCAAGAAGAACTCAATGAAGAAGTGGCAACAGAACTTGCTACAAGTGCTGCAATTATTCAGAACATCACCGCTGAACAAGCAACGGACATCTTTGAATCCGTTCCCGTAGGAGAACTTTCCGATTCAGAAGGTGCTGAAATTGTTAATGCTGTTCAGGATGCCCCTGTAGAAGTAAGAGAATCATTCGAAGAAGAAATTAACGTATTCGCCGGAGTGTTTGACACATATGTTCCACTTGATTCGACCATTGATGTTGGAACAAGAAGAAGTGTTATTGCTGTAAACTTGGTAACTAGCACTGTGGCTCTTGCTTCTGCTGCTGGTGGATTACCAACCCCATCTTCATCAACTTCAACCCCAAAGCAGGATATGGCTGCGCGTAAGCCGGAAGAAGGAGAAGAGGAAGAAGGCGGAGCAATCGAAGGCGAAGGCCCAGATTGGATTAAGCGGATATCTATTTACAAATACGAAAACGGAGAAAGAGTTATGGACTGGAAGAATTTCACTAAGAAGTTTGTTTATGGAGTGATGGCATCTGGATTCACTCTTGCTGGAGCCGTGGTGATGTATTTCACGCTCTCCGGATTCACTCAACAGGTTGCCTTGTGGGGTACATCAATAGCATTCGCATGCGCGATGTACTTGCACATGAAAGAACCAGACGGCGAGTAAGTACTTTATTTAGTAACTTATTATTATCCAACTTTTGTTGTAAAATCTTGTAGCGCTATTAGGCGCTTTCGGCGATTTTCATGAAAAGAGTTGACAATGAACAAGCTTGCATGGGACTACATCGTCCCCGTAGTTCTTCCAAAAGACCTTAAAGGCATTGAACCAGGCAAGCTCCCTGCCAACCTCCTGAGAGCCGTACCTGGTGGTGGAAAAATGCATTGGATTGCTGCATCCGCATGGACAGCAATGGTTGAGAAGGCCAAGGCCGAAGGCGTTGAGCTAAAACCGACTTCCAGCGGCGACACATATCGCGATTATGAGACCCAGAAAAAAGGATTTTTGACCCGCTACCAACTTGAGCCAGTGGCCGGTACCAGCACAAAAACATTTGAGGGGAAGACTTGGTACCTGAAGAAGGGTATGGCGATGCTCGCCACGCCTGGTAAATCGCAGCATAACCTCGGCTTGGCCGTTGACGTTCATTCAGCATCGGAGCCAAAGCGTCTGAACTGGCTAATTGCAAATGTAAAAGAGTTTGGTTTCTCTTGGGAAGTTGTTCCAAGCGAGCCATGGCACCTGCGCTATGTAAACGGCGACAATATCCCTGCATCAGTTAAAGCATGGATGGACGCTAACGGAGTAACCGCTCCAGCAGGTGGGGCAGCAGCAGCTCCAGCAGCAGGTGGAAGCGGTATCAAGGAGTTACAGGAAGCCCTTAAGGCTAAGGGTTTTTATAAGGGTGAAATAAATGGCCAGAAAGACGCTGCAACTGATGCGGCAATCAAAGCATTTAAAGTTGCAAACAAACTTGCAGCAGACTCTGTGGCTGGTCCAAAAGTAAAAGAACTGCTCGGACTGAAGTAGTCATGACTGAAATCATCGTCGCCATGGTTGGTGTTATTGGGCTTATAGCTGTAGCTCTAATTGAGAAAGACCGCCGTTCTTCTAAAACAATGTGGGAAGAAAACAAAGCAGACCACAACTATGTAGTTGAAAAAATTGAGACTCTGGGCAAAAGCCTTGGGCGTTCAGTAGATAAGACCAATAAATCCCTGGACAGGGTTGAAGACAAACTGGACACACACATTCGTGACCATGCGATAGGAGACCTCTAATGGCAAGTGGAAAACCAGCTAAAAGAAACGTATCAAACTCGGCACCATCCGTACCAAAGGTTGATGATGGTCAAAATGTTCTTTATGTGGGAGCTGGAAAATCAGTTTTTCACAAGTGCCCTGTATGCAGTAAATCTACAGGAAAAGGAATTGTAAGAGAATACAAAAATGAGCTTTATTGCTCACGCGGATGTGTTGTGTCGCATAAGTCGAAAACGGAAGTCGCAGCATGAAAAAGGATTTATTTGTAAATGTCCTACTTAGAATTCTTGCTACTTTCGCCGCATCTGGTCTTGGTGTTATCGGTGCAGGAACTATTGCTGGTGTTCCAGTACTCAAGGCTGTCTTCATGGCTGGAATTGCAGGGGTTGCAGTCGTAATTGAAGGTCTTTCACGCGCATTCCTTGAAGACGGAAAACTTTCATCTTCTGAAATAAACGATGTGTTCAACAAGGTTGACAAAAAAGCACCAGCGAAAGCGAAGGCGGATGATGTTCGGTAGACACGAAAAGTCTGAGTGCCAATGTGCACATTGCAGTTGTGAAACTTGGTGCGCGAACGATTGTCCTTGCGCCGAATTAATGGGTGCCAGTGCATGCACAAGTCAACACGATTAATCAAACTTCTTCCAATCATGCTGATTGCAGTTTCAGCCTGCGGGTATGATGGTAAATATCGTTATCCATGCCAAGACCCAGAAAATTGGGGTAAAAGTGAATGTGAGCCACCAGAATGCAAGGTAGATGGAGCGTGCACAGAGACGCTGCTTGGATGGGACCCAAGCGCAGAGGTAACAGAAACAACAACAGGAGAGGTAGTCGCCCCATGAGACCACGCCTAACACCAGCCGAACTAGATGCCCGCCTTAAGTTTGTTATTGGCTGCATGCTTGGATTTGTTCTCCTCATTACAACCGTTGGAGTCCTTTGGGCACTCGTATTTGTGACGCAGCCGATTGGTGCTCAAGCCGAAAATGACAAGATGTTCTTTGGGGTTCTTTCTTCGGTGGCAACATTCATTACCGGAACACTTGCCGGGCTAATGATTTCCACAGGCCGCAATGCCGAGGATAAAAACGGCAACGGAATACCCGATAGCGAGGAATAGCCGATAACCTCCATCATGGAGGTCTTATGCCGGTAAAAGGTGGATATCAGGCTCGCAAGGACTACGAGCGAGAAAGAAAGAATCGTAAGCGCATAGAGGCTTACATGAAGCTCCCAGAACCAGAGCGTTCAAAACGTCTAGAGGCAAACAGCCGTCGTAGAGCATACCAGATGAGATGGACTCAGGGAAAAAGCTACTTTTAGTCCATACCCTGTTTATTTCAAAATAGTGGTAATTTCTTTATGTACACGACCTGCTTTGGGATGGGCGAGTTTTTTCAGATTTATCCAAATGGCCTCAAACATTAACGCTGACATGCTCTGGCATGATGATGGGCACTCTATAACCCTGCGTATAAATAAGTCGGAGTTAGAAGTACTTTCTACAACATGCCCTAAAACGGATGACCGTACATGCGCATCTGAAGACCACGACTGCGTCGTTGAGTATTACATACAGCGATTTGGCATGGAGTGCAATGCTGGAGTTTGTCCAGCCGCAGAGAACATACCAATCTGCTGGACGCTTCTCGGTGACCAGAGGAACCTTGACCTAGCGCAGGTGTGGTTCATGCCAAAAACAGACGAACTATTCTCTGCCTGGCTTATTGCTACAAAAAACCTTTAAAACGGTTCGTCATCTTTTTGCTTGGGAGCCGTAATTTCTTTCTTTGTTATCTTTCCAAGTGCTGATATAGCATCAAAAAACTTGCGTATATCAGGGTGTTTTAGAACTTCTTCTTCGTTGACTTTGTAGATATTTTGTCGGTTGACTTTTGTCTTTGTAATTAACCCTGATGCAATAAGGGTTTTAACCGTTTTATCAATCATTGTTTCGCTTAAGTCAAGATAAACAGAAATTGCCCGTTGAGTTAGTTTTGGGTCTTCGCTCAACACCACGAGAACGCGTCCTGCAGTAGACAGAAGACTGATTACGTCGTCATTGTGGTATCTAAAGACCTTCTGCTTATCGAGCGCTCGCATTACTGCTTCTACGGCTTCTCCATCTGTATCTGACTGATTGACGCCAAGAGCAGCTTGAATGGCCTTTTTGACCTCTTCTGCCCTGTTGTCGTTTTTCATGGAATCTGCCTAGGTGTGCCTGTTATTTAAATCACAATGGTGTAGTATCTCTGTTGGGTCACTGATACCGCACTTGCGGTCTTGGTGAGCGGAACTCACAAGACCTACAACTTAGGAGATTAGCAGGTAAATATGCCACTCAAAGACACACTCAAATTAATTGCGGATAACTCCGGAATTGCCTCGCTTTGCAAGTTCGGAAAGATTTACTCCGATATGGATGCAGAGACTAAAGATGCCCTTCGTAGTGCCATGACTAGCGGCGCGTCAACAATGGATATCTGCAGGGCCCTAAATGATGACGGAATCAAAATCCGTAGAGAATTTGTGGGGGAGAAAAGAAAGTGCTTCTTGTCAACTTCAGCAGCATCAAACTGTTGCCTCAACTCAGAAAGTAACGCACCAAAATGACAACAAAAAAGCCAAAATCAAGCATTTCAAAACTAGCTGAAACACAGCGCAAAAACGACTCAAATTCAGCACTTGCCGCGCAACTGGCTGATTTGATAACGAAGAACAATATTGACCTTGATGAAATTGGCAATATTCAAAAAGTCTCGATTAGACACAACATTGGTCCTGACAAGAACGGTATTCCACAGGGAAAGACAACGACAAGCATTCAGTTGTCACCAAAGTGGGATACTGGCCCAGAATGGCCTTTAATTACGCCAGCTCCAAGGCCTGCAAAGCAACAACAAAAGTCAAATACAAAACCCAAGTCAATGAAGGGGTGGGAAACTGCCGTAATAGTGCCTGATATACAGTTCGGTTTCTATAAGACTGGAGTGGCTCATGATGCTCCAATCGCTGCAATCCATGATGATGAAGCCATTTCTGTAGCACTCCAAGTAATCAAGGATGTGAACCCTGACCAGGTTGTAATGGTTGGTGACAACTTGGATTTTGCTGAATTTGGAAAATATCTTACGGCTCCAACATTTAAGCAGATGATTCAGCCAGCAATTGATAGGGCTGCTCAGTTCCTTGAAGACCTGCGTGAGTCTGCGCCAAACGCCAAAATCACATGGATTCAAGGTAATCATGAAAAGCGTCTGCCAATGTATATACAGAGCAATGCTGAGGCTGCCTTTGGAATAACCAGGGGTAAGACCAAGCAATCCTCTCTCCGAGACAACTGGCCAGTGCTATCACTACCGGTTCTCCTTTGGATGGATGACCTTGACATTCAATATCTTTCGGGTTATCCAGAAGCCGCCTATTATCTAAACTCAAATCTGCGCATTGTCCACGGCGACAAGGTGGTTTCAAACGGAAGCACAACCAATAAATACTTGAATACAAACTCAGTTTCAGTGATTTACGGTCATATCCATAGAAACGAAATGGCATTTCAAACCAGAGAAACTGACCAAGGTCCACGAACAATCATGGCTGCAAGCCCTGGATGTCTCTGCCGTATTGATGGCGCCGTTCCTTCAGTCAAGTCTGGTCTTGATGAATTTGGCGTTCCTGTTCTCCAAGGTGCTGAAAATTGGCAACAAGGCCTCGGAGTGGTTCAATATCAACCAAAAGGCGTTGGCGGAGAATACTTCAACTACGAGCCCATGTGGATTTTCAATGGCAGAGGAGTATTCCGAGGTCAGGAGTACGTTGCCTAATGGACGAGGAAGAAGCACGCCAAAGGGAAATAATCAAAGAAACCCTTGAAGAATGTGTGAAAATGGGTCTTGTTGAGGTGGTTGGCATCAACGAATCCGGAGAATGGCTCTATGGTGCAACCGCCAAGGGTATTGAAGTTCTAAACTCTGCCGAGGGCTATGCAGCTGCTTATGAAGCAATTCTTGCCATGAGAGAAGATTACGAAGAAGAGGAATAACCGCCATGACAACAATCATTGGGATACAGGGAGACGGTTTTGCATTTGCATGCGTCGACTCTCAGGTCTCCGATGTTGATGACAATGGTTATGCCACGCAGATAGCGACACTCAGAGAATCATCGTCAAAGCTCGGCTACAACGGTAGGTACTTGCTTGGAGCCGCAGGAGATGTAAGGGCGATAAATATACTTCATCATGCATTCAACCCCCCTGTATGTCCACCGACTTTAAAGGGAAAGAAGCTAGACCACTTTGTTACAGTTAAATTTATCCCGAGCTTGAGAGAATGCTTTGAAGCGCAAGGATACGCATCACCACAAAACGAGAATTCCGAGCATGTCGCGGAACACGGTTCGGTTATTTTTATGGCTATTAATGGCGTGATATACGTAATAGACGGAGACTACTCATGGATGTCGGATATGAATGGGGTTTATGCAATTGGGACTGGCGCTCAATATGCGCTAGGGGCGCTGCATGTACTGATGCCAAAGACCAAGATGACTATGGCTGTCGCCAAGAAGATTGGAATCAAGGCTATAGCGACTGCCGCCAGGTTTGACCCATATACCGGCGCGCCGTATCACTCATTTACTACTGGTTCCGAGAAGAAGCCAAGACCTTAACGCAGGCTTTACAACTCCTATTAGGGCGACCATTAACCATACGGACCCTAGTATTTGCCTCAGTGAACTTATGTCCGCGTAGGCAATGAGTCTTCAGAGCCCACGGATTTCTCCCTTTTTCGACAGACATTACGGCCATATCCCTGTCGCTGACAGCCAGCAAATGCTCAGGGTTAATACACCCACTGTTATGACAAGACCTATAGACCTTCAAACCATCTTGAATATCACCGTTAAACATGAGGTAGGAGACCCTGGATGCATGCATTGATACCCCTTGCCACATGAACTGTGGGTACTCATGGATAATCTCACCGTTTAGTTTGGTGAAATACCAACAACCATCTGTCTTTTTAATTCGTTTTTTAAACACCGTCTGGATAGATTTATCCGAAGTTTTCAAAGACTAGCTCCGACTCTTCATAATATCGGCTCGCGTCATCCCATCTCCAAATACACCCTTACTCATTGCTGACCTCATGCGACTACCAGATTGACGCTGAAGTTCACTAGAAGAATCACCCAACCTAGAAGTCGCACCCTTCTGGCCAGGCTTACATGTCAAGCATTGCTTGTACTTTCGACCGCCTCCTTTATTTAGGATACGAACATTTTCATCTGTCAACTCATGCCCTAACGCACAATGAGTGCGAGTTGATTTTGTTTTATTTTCCATTTG